ATTTAACATATATTGCAATCGTTCAAATGGTACACGTAATTCTTTTAATTCCCACTCATTAGATAATTTATCATTTTTAAGTGTCATTAATCCTTTTATATCTTCTTGTGTTTTGACTGCTTCTAAATCATCTTTATTAATAAATGTTGCAGGTATTAATATGATTTTTTGAAAGTTTTGTGTAATCCATGGATATTTACTCATTTTATCCATAAAGTTATTAAAATCCTCACGATTCATGACATATAAATTAACTGGACTTGTAATGTAATCGTAAGTAATCCCTTTTGAAGATTCTAAGTTTGGTTCTTTTTTAGTACCAAATTTTTTAGATAAATCAGCACTTGATTGGAATAAAACAAGATTACCACCAAACTGTTCAAGATAATTATTCAGATAGTATTTATTACTGGCTTTAATGACATCATCATTATTTCTCAGTGACGGTAACAAATAATTATAGACCTCACGTGGTAAGTGTTGTCGTTCAACAAAAGCATTTTGAACTGTTGATAATACATTCCCCTGTGTATAAGTCATAACGGTATCTATCACTAAATACATGCGTGTGACATGATCGTTCACATACTCTATTTGATTAACAAACGCATAATAACGTCTATCTTCAAAATCAGATTTAAATGTACAATAATTAATCCCCTGTGCGTCTTGCCATGACATTTGTTCAAGATTCACCATGTTTCTATCACGTATAAAATTAAACGGAATATTTTTATAATCAATCGCATTAAAATGATTTTCATTTAAAAAATAGTTGTCACGTTCATTGTTTGATGAAAAGTGAATTGTGTTTTGATAATCTGTCAGTGGTGTATTATAGAAAAATTTAAAATGTGTCAGTTTTCTATCTGCCATAAAATAACCTCCTTATATGTAAAAATAGACACGCTTTCACGTGTCTATTATATCATAATTTAATCCATAAATACGGTATTAATTGGACACCACTCATCGCCTGTTGGACTAGGGTAGGTTGTTCCCTCAATAACAACATCACCTGCACGCATAATTGTAATTCTTGTGTAGTAAATTGAACCTGATTTTTTACTTGTATTTTGAACATAGTAATGTGGATTTGTGAACTCACCATTGATAGGTATTTTTCCTACTGTAATAGAATCACCTTTATACCCTTTTACTGCACCACGTAAAGCAACTGTTTTAATGCCTTTTACGTTAGTAATTCGATATTGTGGTGGGTCGGTATGTGGTATTAACCCACTACCTGTGATTTTGATATTTTGCCAACCTGTATCTTCAATAGTAATACCATTGATTTTTTCCGTATTCGATTGAATTTTTTTATTTGTTTCTTCTATCTTTTCGTCTATCTTTTCGTTTAACGTTTTTTGTTCTTGTTTCAATTCGTCGATATTAATGGAATCAATTTTTTGCTTCATTTCTTCTAAGTTGTAACGATTAAATTTTTCAGTAATTTCATTCACTTTTAATTTGTTATCTTCGACAGATGTTTCAATGACTTTGATTTTTTCTTCATTATCATAAATACGTTTTTCATTGTCTGATAATTTTTCTTGTACTTCTTGCATTTCATCTTGTAGTGGTTCGATACTTTCTAAATGAAGAAATCCGTTTTTAGTGTAAATATAAATATCACCGTCAACGGTTGAACATATATCATTTTCGTCAAGAAGGTTTGTATTAAATTGTTCTAAGTGATAAATATCTTTGACGCTTCTTACAAATTTACTAGCCACGTTTTTCAACCTCCAGTTTCCCCCAAAGATGTTTTTCATTGAGTATTTTTTCTTGTTTATCTTCAATTTTTCCAACTGGCATATAGAATCTTTCTTTGCTTGACCCTTTTTGTTGGTAATAAAAACCTAACCACCAATAACCATCTTTTTTAATGATTTGGTCGAATTTGACATATTGATTAGGATATATCCAAGAATTTTTATCAACTATTTTACCATTTAAACCTGCTTCACGTCTTACAACAATTGGTTCTTTATTTTTTTTATGTGTTGTAAATTTACCAGTCCAATGAAAGACAGTTTTTGGTTGTTTCTTTGATGATGTTGATTTACCGTTCATGTAACCTAAAACTAAATTATCAATAACTTTCATATCACGTCTACTATAACCACATGCTGATAAGATATTACCGGGATCTTGTTTATCTGCTTGAATATCTTGATGCCCCGGCATTTCATTTTTAGGATTAATGTCCCAAGACTTACACAATGCAGCCATGACACGACACGCATTATCCAATGCTTTCATTGAACGTGCTTGATTTGTAAAGTAACATGCTTCAACACCAAAAGCACCATCATTAGCATCAACACCATACCACGCATTGTCTGTTGGTGTATCATACAATACATGCCATGCTTTTTCTGTAACTGGAATACAAATAATTGCTTCTTTATCATCGACAAAAACGTGTGCAGATGCTACAGAATTCCAACCGATATTATAAGTATTTATATAATAATTGACATTATCATGTGCTGTCGTATCTGGATTGCCTGTGTCATGAAATACTGCAAAACGGGGTTGTCCTGTTGTTAGTTTTTGTCCTGTACGTCTTGTTCCAAAGGGTAAAAAGTCCGTATAAACGGGAACACCATTCCATGTACCTATTTTTTTCTTACTCATTACATCGCCTCCATTTTTAATAAAAAGGGTAGAATATTTCTACCCTTTTATAATGAACCCTTTACTTTGCATTGTATTTGGTTCAACGTTAGTAGAATATTTATGATCTTTATCTGTAAATATCCTACTACCATTATACACGTTATAAACCGTTTTGTTACTTGAAATATTTGAACCAAAACAAGTAATTTCCCCACCACGTGTAGCATAAACGGGTTCGTTTTTAGTACCTGAAATATTTGACGCTTCGGCGAACACTTTAGACGCATAAGCTAAAATACCAAAATCACCACTACCCTTAATGGTAATTCTATCAGCAAATATTTGTCCACCACGTGTGGCTTCAATACCATTACGACCTGCACGTTCAATCACTGCTTCATTAACAGAAATCACTGAACCATATGCTAATACGTTATCATCTTTTGAATTAGAAACTTTCGCACCATATGCTGCAACATAACCACCACGTGTTGATTCTAATCCACGACGACCGTTTCCATCACAATTAATCAATTGACAATAAACATCACCTGCATAGGCAAGTACACCATTACGTTTATTACCATTGGTTGTTGATAATCTAGCTTGTACCGTTGAACCATGTGTACATTGAATACCATCTAATCCATTTTCATTAGCATTACCATTTGTGAAATCTAATTTTGAGTTATTACTTGCAATCACGCCATGCCATTTATTACGTGAAGCCGTCGCACCTGTTGCATCAATAGAACAACCTCTATTTGCCATGATGCCACTTGCACCACAACCATTGGCAATTCCTTTATCAAAGTTAATGTTTGATGAACGTGTTGCAATACACCCGTACGTTGTTTGTGAATTTGAACAATCTGAATATCTTAAATCAATATCACTTGACGCATAACTGACGACGTTATCATCAATCGTATCTGTAATTTTACAGTTTCTTGCACTGGCTTGTGAACCTGTAGTAACCATTAAACCATGATGCCCGTTAAAACGTGCTTCCGTATAATCAATATAACCACTTGCACCATGTGAGAAATGAATACCAATTTCACCACATCGGTGTACTGTCATATAGTTACCTGTGAGTGATGAATTAAATATTCTTAATCCGTCACCGTACATATCTTGGTCATTATTATACTCTTCTAATTGCTCTCTATTTCCATTATAGGAAAAATCACAATAGTTAGCTTGAATATGTGAACCATTGACACCACATAAACCTATAAAGTTAAAATGTGTCGAACCGCCACGCTCTGTCATTTCAAATGCTGTATTATCCATTAAAAAACCACAATTAATTGTATCTGAAAAATCTTTGTTTTGAAGTTTAAAATCAATTTTAGGGAATGTTGAATTAAGACCATAAAATAGTGGTTTAACTCTAAAAATAGGATTGGTTTTAATTTCAACTTGACGATTTAATTCAGTTTCATAGGCTTCGACAATATCATTTTCTGATGTAATCGTAATATGATTATAACGTTTATCACGTAAGAATAATTGTTCGAACATCTGGTAATCTTTAAGTAAAATGACACGTATGGATTTCGGTTGTACAATTAAATCTTCGATATGTTCAAAACAATGATTGAGTGTATCAAAATCACCCTCTTGACCAACTGTATATGTGACATCTTTATTGGATAATGTTAACGCATCATACGTCTCTTTCATATGTTGTATATCATCAGCAAGTCCATTGACAAAATCACATAATTCAAAAATAAATCCATTAAAACGTGCTAAGTAATCATAATATGATTTTGAATTGGTATTGTAATCTGCTAAATCACTATAAAATGGTTCACGATAGACACCTCGACGATAACCATATTGATTATCATAATTAATTCTTCCGTTGTTTATATACATAGATTATCCTCCTACCATATGTGTAAAAAACATTCTTTATCATATGTTTTAAATATTGTATCACGCATTGAATATAACTTTTGTAAGTTATCAATTAAATATTGCTTTGTTAAACCTGTACGATTCATTTCATTTTGTGATTGTGTGTTACGTTTCGTATCACTTTCACCATTTCTTAATGAATCAAACGTATTATCTTTTGTACCTGTTTTTTCTGATACCGTTTCACTGGTATTTTTATCTCTTGAAATCGTATTTGTATCTGCATAATCAAGCACTGTATTATCAACATCAATGTTCACTTGTGACTGAGGTAGGGTAGATTCAGCAGAACGATTATCATCAAAACTTTTAGTAACTGTATCTTCATAATCTTTATATTCTTCATGACCTTTGTCTTGTTGTCTATCTTTCGTTTGTCCTTGCTCAATGGCATTTTCTAACGCTTTTCCAATATCTGTTGACTGTGTATCTGTCACTTGTTCAATATATTTATACATATCTGATCCATAGACACGATAAATGTAATCTTCATGTGTCATGGTGATATATAAGACTTGACTTGCAAACGCTTCTACCGTTTGTCTACCAATTTCACGATATAAAAAACGCAATGTAAAACTTTCTTTAAAATATCGGTCAATACGTTCATCATTAAACATGAAACCTTTAAAAAATACCCTATCTACAATTTGTTTGACATCATCATCAAAATACAACATTTTTTGCATAAACGCATATTCTGAATTATTGAAACTAATTCTATCATTATTTACAAATTCATTTAGTCCTAAATGCTGCAATTCACTTTCAATGATTTCATATAGCGTTGTTGTATATTTACTCACTCGAACCACCACCAAAATTATCAGTTTTTAGGTTCATAATATCCATTTCAGAAATAGCTTCATCATCGTAATAGGCATGAATATCTAAATTGAATCGACGGTTCAACATTTCAAAAGGGTAGCGACCTCTTAAATAAATATTACTATTTGATGTAGTAAATGAACGGTTTGATTTGGCTTCAGTATCACTTACACCACTTTCTTTATCTACTGCAAGTGAATTGACACCTAAGAAATTTGATAACTCACTGACTTTGTTTTGATACTCTCTTTTCATCTCAACTAAAGCAGTAGTTACAAAATCACTACCCAAATCAATGATATCTTCATCAGGATCAATATAATGATCTGTTTTAATAAAAGGTGCACCATTATACAATTTATTAATAAATTGGTTTATTGTTTCATCTTGAATATCAGATAAAAATATTTTACTAAATTTAGATTGCATAATAAGTGAAAAACGACTTAATATAATTTCTGCTAACTCATCACAATAATGTTCTATAATTTGATAATCATTATTTAAATTAATAGGTTTATTGCGTAATACAATAAAATCACCACTTTGACAATTGTCATAGTATTCAATTTCTAACGCATATTCTGGTCTTAAATATTCTGGAATGATAAATGTAATATCATCTTGAGTTAATCGTCTGTTAAAAGTTAAATTGAAGTTATTGATAAAATCGTTACTATTTTTATAATACATTGACTGTATATACCCTAATATCATAATGACACCATTTCTAGCTTTACCAACAACAACTTGATACCCTTGTCTTAAAGCAATCTCAAGTTGTAAAAAGTCAATACCAACACTTTTTTGATTGGTGTAATTAATAAGTAGTGGTAAAAATTCAACGTAACGATTAAAAATTAACCGACGAAATCGGTTTCTATGTTCCATAATTCGTCGGTCAATATCTTCTGGCAATTCAACTTTTAAACCACCATTATTATTTTTTCCGATGTAATCGTTATCTAAATAACTCATGGTTTAAAAGTCCTCCTTTATTATTCTGTTGCACCTGCGTCAGGTTGTTCCTTTGGTGCTTCTGTAATTAATATTTTATTAAAGAATGGTGACATCGCTTTGAATGAGTAATAATGAATCCAGTGTGTAACCTCATCAAATTCACCATTGTAAAATGGTTCTTTTAACATGCCTTTTGTATTACGTTTATATTTAAGTGCATTAATATCAAAAATAAACGCAAACAATTCACCTTGTGGCTTGATTTCTTCAATGTTTCCTTTAAATTCTTTCAAATCCGATACATTAAATGTAAATACTGAACCCGTAGGGATTACATCACCAATCATAGCTTGATAATCACCAAAGGCACGTAAATAATTGATTGTATCTTCATTTGCTAAAGTGACATCTTTTGTTGTTTTATATACACCACCTAAATCATCAAAACTGATGATATGGTCTGTGAAGTCAATGCCTGCCATTTGGAAAGTATTCGCAATTTTTGTATCAAGTAAATATGACTTGAGTGAATCAGTTGTTAAAATTGCAATATCACTTAATTTTGAAACAGTAGTATATTGACCTACTGAACCACCTGACGCTTTGTGTACTTCATTGTATTTTGCACTATTATTTTGCATATTTAAAATGGCTTCAAATACACGTTCTGTTAAATCTTCTTTTGATGAAGCAGTACGACGGTTTGAATCTTGCAATTGATTAATTGCATAATCTACCATCATTGCACGTATTTCTTTTTCTTCTTGTACGTTAATATCAGAAATCTTTTTACGTAATACACCTAAAGCATAATTTGTAGCGTCACCTAAAGTTTGGAAATTAAAACGCACATCATTATTATTCAATGTGAATTTTTGTTTTTTAACGATACCACTACCATATAAACGTGTTGCCATTTGTGGATAATTACGTTTTAACATTAATTCTTCTGATTTAGATAAATTCATTTCAATTGGAATTGTATCCATAATTACATATTCCTCAGAATATTGTCCGATAAAGTCTTGTTCTTTTGCTAACCAGTTGAAACGATTTCCTAAAGCAATATCAATGAGTAATGTTTCATTAATTTTAGGGAATAGGTATTTATTTACATATGTTTCAAACATTGTATTGACGTTTGACCAATTCTCACCAAAAGTCCATTGCTTACCATAATCATGGTTAAAATCTTGCAATGACGCTTTTGTTGAATCTGCAATTAAAGTTGGTATATCTGTCTTTTTATCTGCCATTATTTACTCCTCCTATACTTCTTGTGTTGAATCATCACTATAAGTTTGTTTTGTCAATGAATGAACTTGTCGTCCGTATTCATCTTCTGATTTTGATGTTGCAATACTCATATTTGCATTTAATTCTCTTGATTTATTCAAACGTGAATCTTCATAATTGGCATGTGTCATACCACGCATTTCATTTCCGTCAAAGTTTGCCATTTTTATCACTCCTTATAAATTTAACATTTGTTTGATTTCTTCACTTGATTCAATACCATCTGTTTCTTGGTCGTCATCAACTTCAGTCGGTACTGTTTTATCTTCAAAATTTGGGTCGCTTGATTCTTGTGTTGGTTGTGGTTGTGCTTCTTGATTATTTAATCTTTGTTCTAAAGCAGTGACACGTTGTTCTAATTGTACAAATGCTTCTGATTTTTCTTCAGTCACTTCTTTTTCAGGTTCAGTGACAACATCTTCTGCACTTTCTATTTTTTCTGGTGAATCTTCTGTTGATTCTGTTTCAGGTTCTTCTTTAATTATTTTTTCTTCTTCTGCCATTTTATTTACACCTCTTTATTTTTTAAAAATGTAAGCAAATTTTTACTTGACTATATTATAACATAAAAATAAATAAATGTATAAATTTGTATCGTTTAATTTTGAATTTATTTTTGTTAACCTTTTACTCAAAATTTCTATCGCTATGCTGCAAATTCTTGTATTGTTTCTGGGAGGTTGATTTACAAATTTCAATTTATTTTTTGTTCGTGCTTTAACTCGATTTTTTCATCACAATGT